AATATTAACTTAAATATAGGAGAACGAAATGGATAGAGGTGAATTAATCGAAGTCAATGATTGCGACATTTGCGGTGGCAGCATGGAGCTTCATAGGGACGATCATGGAGAAGTCTACTGGAACGGAGGCCACAATGCTTGGCCTGTTGCCGAAGGAAGATGTTGCGATGGTTGCCACATGACAGTCATGGCCGCAAGATTCAGACTTGCCGAAGAAAGAGCTTAGTTTAAAAACTAAGTAGAGAAAGGGAGCTCACTGAGCTCCCTTTTTTTTAGTATAGATCTCCGAGCTCTACTGTATGGATCCCTTCGACGTTGTATGGTTTAAAATCTTCACCATCTTTGCATCTCAGCAATAAACTCAAGGCTTGCTCATTTCTTTTTTGAGCATAGACCAAAGCCTCATCGGATAAGGTGTAAACCACATAAGGATATGGGTGTTGTTTTTCTTGGGCCAAGAAGTTGAATCCTTTTGCGGTTAATCCTAGAGCCCTACAAGCATCGACATATATTGCTGCTTGCATGTGATAGTTGAAAGCATTGATCGCACCTTTAAAGCCCCGAGGTGAAGCGTCACGGCAAGTTTTAAGGTCCCATACATACTCGTTGTCATACCAGTCCATCCGGCACTTAAAAGGGTGGCCATGCCACTCAAAGACTAAAGTGTGTTCTACTTTATCGGTGTCTTTAGGTATGTAGTGTTTCACTACTTCACGACGTTCCATACAAGTGTCATATAAAGCCTGGGTGATTGGAGTACGATTGCCTATGGTGTCCATAAAGTTTTCGTATTCTTCTTTGCCTGTTTTGGTTCGCCGATCAAACTTGGGTTGAATGACAAACTCTTCATCGAATTTGTGATGCTCCAGGAAAACTGTGTGCTGCACTCGGCCTTCCAAGAGAGCTGGTGTTTGCACCATTTCTTTTTTATTCTGCCAGCTGTACGGGCATTTAATGACCGAGGTTAGATCGTGAGATCTAAAAGCTGGGATCTCTGCATACTGTTCGTATGGGATATCGTCATACATTCCTATCTTAAACTCTTTCATTCTCTATCTCCTCCAATTCTTCCCTGGTTAAATCAAAACAATTAAGGTTCCCGGCCACAGTGATGCGCTCGCCTTCACCAAAGAAAGGATAGACACAATGCTGCATCCAGGACGGAAACATTAATAGTTTACCCGGTTCTGGTTTGACATAGCGCGATTGAGAAGGCCTTAGACTCTCTGGATCCCCGGTTTGATTCAAACCATAGGTAAAATTTATAAAGCCGTCTATAGAGCCAGAATCATTGTAGAGATCGTATCTCAAAGTATCTTCTTCCTCTGGTTTCAATATCTGGTCCGGTACTTTGGTCCAGGTGGTGAATGATATGCCCATCTTAGATGTTGTGATGTGATCGTGTATAGGGTTGTAATCACCTTCGTAACTGTGTACTGACCACAGCTTATCTATGCTTATTTTCTTCGGACTAAGGGGAGATTTAGTGTAGTCGACGAAATGCCTTAGATAAGCCATGCCCAGGTTCTCAACAATACTGACAAAAGGTGTCAACAGATTATCCATGTAATTCATATCGAGCTGTTCGCCCTGGTGAATCTGGCCCACTAAAAAATCAGCAGCAGATTTACGATGCTCGTCTGATTTTAAATCGTCCAGGTATTTATTGAGATGTGTCACTACCTCGTCTGATATTTTATGCTGCAACATGAGAGCTGCGGGCAAAGAAAAAACTTCATACTCTATTTCTTTGTTCATAATTTGTTCACAAAAGGGGCGGATCATCCATAAACATACCAATAAATGCTAAAGAAGATAAAACGAATAAAATTATTTCCCACCATTCCATATCTTTATTCTACCATTCTTCAACTTCTTCAACTTCTTCTGCTTCTTCTACTTGGTGTATTAATTTGTCCAGGTACCACTGTGCCTTCTGCAAATCCGTTAGTGGTTCATACTTGTACTCCCATCGATGAAGGTATTTGTAGATAGAGCCGAGAAGATAGTATTTAAAGTGTTGGCCCAGCTGTTGCTCGATATATTCGATGCTTTCTAGGGGCTTTTGCTTGTAGTGTTCGGGATTGATTTTATCGTTCATAATTTTCCTGTTTTGGACATTGAGTGAGCTGATACAAACATGAATAAAGTTTTCTTATAACTTTAGGGGTGCCCACCCAATGCCACTTGAGGGTGGTGGGTGGTATTTTCAAGTGTTGTGAGACATCTAGGAGAAAACCACCCACCGGGATCAATTTAAAAAGGAATTTTGTCGTCAAAATCATCCGTGTTATCTGTTTCTTCTACAGCTTCTTCCACAAGTTTTTCAACGGGTGTGTCCTCAAAATTTTGTTGTGCGGCCAGCCATTGATAACTGGCTTCAATGTCACGCTTATGCCAGTCATTCAAAGATTCAAAGACATCACACATGGCTTTGGTTTCCGGACTGGAATTGCCAGTAAACTCGGCACAGTAAACATCCAAATCAAAAAGCACTATGTCATTGTGTGTCTCTACCTTCTTAATGCCGTCCTTCGGTTCTCTGAGCGCCATAATCTTTGGATTACCGCCCTCACCGAAATCACTCTTTTTTGTTAAACCAATTTCAATCTTGGCTGTGCAACCAATTAAGTTATCCATATCAAATGAATCGATTTCTTCTTCGGTTAAACTTTTACCGCGCCAGCTCTCAATATCTTTTCTCAATGTTGCAGCTTCAAATAAAGATGCAGTGTAAGTTTTAAATGCGCCGAATGGTCTGCCGTCTTCCATCATTACTGTATTGGTTGAAGGGTCGATTGCCTCGGTGATCTCAAATCCGAGATGCACTCTTTTTTTCTTGCTGACCACGCCTTTGTATTCTTGGTCTGACTCACCCAGATCTATGATGCTGTAGCATGTTCCTTGATAGATGCCTGGTTCTAGTTTGGGGAAATCCCCACCGCCGCCGCTGCTGCTGATTGTTAAGCTCATAATAAATCTCCTACCTTATGTATTTGCAAAATTTAATAAACTTGGATATTATCTTATAACCCCTAGCATGTCAAAACAATAGTAAAAGAAAAAAAGGATGATTGATGTCATTAAAGATAAAAGGACCTAAACCCAAAAATTTCAGCGCCCCATTTACCGGGGATTACATAACACAATTCAGCGATTTCCTAGCCAGCAATGGCTATGAACCCGACCCTAAGAAGGGACTGGTTACTGATGGCTCAGTGGGTAGAGCGTACATCAACATTGGTAATCAGAGGAAGCTCGTGGGTTGGTATCAAGCCTGGCTCGATCAGTCCTCTCCTTTTGGACGTTTAGGTGATTACAGAGTCAGTGCCGACCAACCCACAGCGACTTGGAAACCAGAGAACAGTGGGCGCTATCGTATGACGTCAGCTCAGAAAGCCGAGATCGCAGCTCTACAAAAACAAGCCGAGGTCAAATCCGCTGAGAAATATTCACAGGCCGCGCAGCGATCGCAGTCGATTTGGGACCAATGCGAGGAAGTTATTAAACATCCGTACCTGGAGAAGAAGCAAGTCTTGTCCTATGGTTTAAAGAAAGACAAACACGATAACCTGGTGATACCACTCAAAGACAAACAAGGCTCTATCGTTGGTCTACAGTTCATCACAGCCGATGGATCAAAGCGTTTCCTTACTGGTTCCAAAAAAAGCGGTAGCTTTTTTCTTTTAGGAAGAGAGATCTTTAAAACAAGCGACAGCTTGAATTATGCCGAAGGCTATGCCACGGCCGCATCTATATATGCTGACCGCTCACAGCCTGTCGTCGTCGCATTTGACGCTTACAACTTAATCAAGGTCGCCGAGGTCATGTATCAGTATTTTCCGAAGCACAAACACATATTCGTGGCCGATAACGATGATAGTAAAACAGGCGAGAAGGAAGCGAAGAAGGCGGCAGCCTTTATCCAGAAGAGTGGCGGTCACGCCGAGATCCAGATGCCGGAAAGCAAGGGCGATTACAATGACCATAAGAACGAAGTTGAAGTCGTCGAAGGCGAAGTGGTCTTGCAAAAGATCGACGTGCCTGTTGAATACGATTTCAACCGCAATGCAAACGGCAGATATTTAAACACCAAAGACAACATCAATGGCGTATTGATGACACACGGCGTCGATGTCA